GCGCCAAGGGTTGTTCCTATGTTCCTACTGTTCCTACCTTTTAGATAGATGTAAATCAAAAGGGGGTAGGGGGGGGTACAGAGAGAAAGGGAAACTCTGTAAGGAAGGTAGGCACGGTAGGAACGTAGGAACAGGCTCAGTCTCACCTCCGCTACCGCTGAAACCCGTAAGCTGAGGCATCCACTCCGCTCTCACCGGACGTGCCAAATCAGCCCGACGGCGGCCTGCCTGATCAGGTGTTGCCGCGCCTTGCGCACCACTTCCACATCCACCGCGAAGTCACTGGCCTGCACCCTTCAGGCAAGCGGCTCAGGATTGACGCCATCGCTATCCCACGCGATCCATCGCTTTGGGCTAGGACAGACATCGCATTAGGCATTGAGTTCAAACGCGCTACAGCCTCAGGCCGCGGCGACAGCAGTAAAGTGATCCGCCAGTGCCTTGACTACACGCTGGTGGATTGGAAAGGCTTCGGCACAGGGCTGCCGATCTTCTACTGCCCTGGCTTTGACCAGATACAGGCTTGGCGTGAGGTAAAGGACTGGTCTGCTTACAGCCTCCGTGACGACGGCTTTCTTGGTGAGTGGGTGCCAAATCAACCGCTTACGGATCAACAGCAATTTCAAGCCGGCATGGGCTACGCCATTAGCGGCATTCTTGGCCAGCACAACGTGGGGGAATTGGTTGAGCTGCCACGTGATGGATGGTCGTTCATCAAACACGGCGGTGGCTTTCATGTGCAGTGGTGTGAACGGCGTGGCGTCTGTGAGGCAAAGCGCAATCTCAACACCCGCAAGATCGGCTCAGGCTGACCCGCCTACCCTTGGGCCATGGCCATCACCATCACCATCGATCAGCAGGGCATCGGCCTCCTGCAGCGCCGCTCCGCCGTGGTGGCTAAGCAGTTGCCCTTTGCCACGTCCGTGGCACTCAACAACACCGCATTTGATGCGCGCACCGCACTTAACGGCGCAACACGCGGATACTTCAACGCACCTACCAAGTTCACGCAGACTGCCTTCCTGGTTCAGAAGTCCAAAAAGGCAGACCTCACCGCCTTCGTCTACGCCAACAACGACAGCGGCCGCTCCCGCTCCCGCTACCTCCGCTATGGCATCCAAGGCGGGCAACGTCGGCAGAAGGGCTTCGAGCGTTTCTTCCTTGGTGCACCGAACGATGGCACCATCCCCCCCGGTGCTGTCTTCGTGCCCACCAGCAACGTCAAGCTCACCGCCTCCGGCAACGTCTCCATCCCCACCCTTAAGAGCATCACCAAGGGCCTCTCAGGCAACCCCCGGGGAGGCTTCTTCATCGGTACCCCCCGTGGCAGTAACCGCCCCCCTGGCATCTACCGCCGATCACGTGAGCAGCTCTTCGCCTACTTCATCGCTGTACCCGCGCCGTCCTACAGCAGGCAGTTCCCCATCCAAGACGTAGGCAGCAAGGTGATCGAACGCAAGTTCAATGCCTATCTCCTAAGCGCACTCGAACGTGCTGTCGCATCAGCCAAATAATTTCCATTGCATCCATCCAACCCGCGACATCACCATCGATCGATCACCATCAATCACTAATCGGCCGCCCCTCCCCCGTTTGGCTTGGCCCGCCGCGACGATCAATGGGTCCTTTCGCGCCAAACTCGTGTGGGTCGTTCGCTCGCACCCGAATCCTCTAGCGCCAGACGCCAAACCTCTTAAACCATTGCGGCGCAAGGGATCTCGCTAATCTCACCCCAATCCCAGTTTGAGAGTTCAATACTTCCATAGTATTGAACTGATTTAGGAGCATTTAGCGCTTGCTAGTCACGTTTAGTGAGTTTGCAGCGATCAAGGGCTGCGCGAAAGGCACGGTGACGGCAGCGAGCAAGGCGCGCATCGCTGCTGCGGTGGTAGAGAAGGATGGCAAGCGGTGGCTGGATCGTGATCTTGCGATCGAGCTATGGGATAAGAACACCAAGGCGACGCACAACAGCAAGGTGCGGCGAGCTGATCCGGTGGAGCCACCACCACCGCGCGATGCAGCTGAGTTGAAGCGGCGTGTGGAGGGGTTGCCGGACGATGCGATCCCTGATCTGAATGAAAGCCGTGCGCGGCGTGAGCACTACCAGGCGGAGCTAGCGAAGCTGCAGGTAACGCAGCAGCGTGGTGAGCTGGTACCTGCTGATGAGGTGAAGAAGGAAGCGTTCAAGATGGGGCGCAGTGTGCGTGAGGCATTGGCGAATTTGGCGGATCGATTAAGCCACCAACTGGCGGGCGAGGTGGATCCAACGGTGATCCATCAGGTGCTGACGCAGGAGCACCGTGCTGCGCTTGTGGAGCTATGCGATGAGTAACGCATGGCGTGATGGATTTCTTGAGGGGCTGCGGCCGGAGCAACCGCTGACGGTGAGCGAATGGGCGGATCGGCATCGGCGGTTGAGCAGCAAAGCATCGGCGGAGCCGGGGCCATGGCGGACGGATCGGACGCCATACCTACGCGAGCCGATGGATTGCCTGAGCTCTGAGAGTCCGGTGCAGCGTGTGGTGATGATGTTTGCGGCGCAGACGGGCAAGACGGAGGCGGGCAGCAACTGGCTGGGGTATGTGATCGACCATGCGCCGGGGCCGATGCTGTGCGTGCAGCCAACGATCGAGATGGCGAAACGGCTGAGCAAGCAACGGCTTGAGAGCATGATCACGGAGACGCCGTGTTTGGCGGCCAAGATCGCGCCAGCTAGGAGCCGCGACTCTGGCAACACGATGTTCAGCAAGGAATTCAGCGGCGGGATCATGCTCATGGCTGGGGCGAACAGCGCAACCGGCCTGCGATCAGCGCCGTGTAGGTATTTGTTCTGTGATGAGGTGGATGCGTTTCCTGCTGATGTGGACGGCGAGGGCGATCCGGTGAGCTTGGCGGAGCGGCGGACGACGACGTTCGCGCGGCGGAAGATCCTGCTGACCAGCACGCCGACCGTGAAGGATTTCAGCCGGATCGAGGCGGAATATCAGCGCAGTGATCAGAGGCGGTTCTATGTGCCATGCCCGGCGTGCGGCGCGATGGAGTGGCTGAAGTGGGGCCAGCTCAAGTGGGATGACGGGCGGCCGGAAAGCGCGCGGTATCAGTGCGAGCACTGCGGCGAACGGTTCGAGGAGATGCACAAGCCGGCAATGCTGCGCGGTGGTGAGTGGCGGGCGACCGCACCGAGCGATGGCCGCACGGCTGGATTCCATCTGAGTGGGCTCTACAGCCCGCTGGGATGGTGCAGCTGGGAGCAGCTGGTGGATGACTTCCTGCGAGCCAAGGGCGATGCACCGGCGCTGAAGAGCTTTGTCAACACCCGGCTGGCGGAGACATGGGAGGAGGACTATGCGGCGAAGGTGAGCGCTGATGGGCTGCTGGCCAAGCGACTGGACTACAAACCCGGCATGTGCCCTGCTGGCGTGGTGCTGTTGACCGCTGGCGTGGACGTGCAGGACAACCGACTAGCGGTGAGCGTGTGGGGATGGGGTGAGGGTGAGACGGGCTGGCTGGTGTGGCATCAGGAGCTGATGGGTGACCCGACGCAGACGGAGGTATGGGAGCAGCTGGATCACGTGCTGGCGACTGAGTGGGAGACGGAGTGCGGCAAGCATCTCAAGCTGGCGCAGGTGGCGGTGGACTCTGGCGGTCATTGCACCCATGAGGTTTATCGGTACGTGCGTGATCGCGGGTCGCGCGGCGTGGTGGCGATCAAGGGCAGCAGCAGGCGCAACAGCCCGGCAGTGGGTAAGGGCAATAAGGTCGACGTGAACTGGCGCGGCAAGGTGATCAAACGCGGCGTCACGCTGTATTCATTGGGCACTGACACGATCAAGACGACGTTGTTTGGGCGGTTGCGCCATAACGAGACCACCGGCGGCTTGAACTTCGGGCTTGCTGCAGACGATGAATATTTCCGGCAGCTGACCAGTGAACGGCAGGCGCTGCGATATCACCGCGGGTTTCCAATTCGGGAATGGGTGAAGAAGGCTGGTGATCGCAACGAAGCGCTTGATTGTGCGGTGTATGGGTATGCGGCGATGTTGATCTATGGGCGTCGACTCAACAAAGCCACCATGTGGGAGCAGCTGAGAATGCAGTTAGATGAAGGGAAGAGATCACCGCTAAGATCAAGGAAGCAACAGCCGGCAGCGGCTGGGCCTAGCTTTGTCAGCAACTGGTAGCCGTGCAGATTCCCGCGACAATCAGGGCAGGCGACACGATCCAGTGGCGCGACGTTGCTGGCGTTGACAACTTGGGCAATGCGGTCAGCAGCGCTGACTATGGGCTGACGTACTGGTTGCGCACCAACACAGCCAGCGAGGGTGCGTCTGTGGTTGGCACCGCTTATGGCACTGGGTGGGAGTTCACCATCGCGGCCAACGTGAGCAGCGGCTTTGATGCCGGCACGTGGTACTGGCAGGCCATTGCCAGCAAGTCTGGATCCGTCATCACGCTTGGCGCTGGCCAGCTGATCGTGCAATCGGTGTTGTCCTATGCGGGCACACCCGGTGCATTTGACGGGCGCACGCAAGCGCAGATTGATCTCGATGCAGTGCAGGCTGCGATCCGCGCGATTGTCAGCGGTGGCGCTAAGCAGTACAGCATTGGCAGCCGCAGCTTCACCAAGATCGATTTGAGTGAGCTGATGGAACGTGAAAATAGGCTGAAGGCTGAGGTGAAACGTGAGCAGATGGCGAGCCTGATCGCTAACGGTCAAGGCAACCCCCACAATCTGTTCGTGAGGTTCTGATGGGATTGCGCACGCGGCTGTTCAAGGCAATGGGGTTTGAGCCAACGCGGCCACGTGCGCGGGCGTATCAGGGTGCACGTGTTAGCAGGCTGACTGCTGACTGGGTCACCAGCGGCACCAGTGCTGACAGCGAAATCAAGTCGAGCTTCAAGGCATTGCGCAATCGTGCGCGGCAGCTGTGCCGTGACAACGACTACGCGCGGCAGGCGCTGCGCAGCATTCAGAACAATGTGATCGGGCACGGCATCAAGCACCAGTCACAGGTGCGGATGCTGCGTGGCGGCCGGTTGGATGAGGCCATCAACGGCCAGATCCATGAGGCATGGGAGCGCTGGATGCACAAGAGCCGCTGTGATGTGAGCGGACTGCTGGGCTTCCACGATATGGAGCGCCTGCTATGCCGCAGTTTGGCGGAGAGCGGTGAGGTGTTTGTGCGGATGATCCGGCAGCCGTTCGGTGGGTCGCGCGTGCCGTTCGCGTTGCAGGTGCTCGAGGCTGATTACCTCATCGACGACGACATCCCGCAGGCCGCGGCCGACAACACGGTGCGGATGGGTATCGAGGTGGATGGCTACCTGCGGCCGCAGGCTTATCACTTCTATGCCAACCATCCTGGTGATACCTACGCGGGCAACCCGCGCACCAATGGGCGCCGCGTGCGCGTGCCTGCGGATGAGGTGATTCATCTCTTCCTGCCGGAGCGGCCTGGCCAGACACGCGGCGTCACGTGGTTCGCCTCGGCGCTGATGCGCCTGCACATGCTGCAGGGCTATGAGGAGGCTGAGGTGGTGCGTGCTCGGGCCAGCAGCGCGTTGATGGGGTTTATCAGTAGCCCTGAAGGCGAGCTGATTGGTGATGAGATCTACGAAGGCGACCGGGTGAGTGAATTCACGCCGGGTGTGTTCAAGTATCTGGCGCCTGGTGAGAGTGTGACGGTGCCGGATCTGAACGCACCGGATGGCCAGTTGGAGCCGTTCACCCGTTCGATGCTGCGTGCCGTTGCTGCTGGTGTTGGTGTCAGCTTCGAGAGCATCAGCAAGAACTTCTCAGAGAGCAACTACAGCAGCAGCCGGCTGAGCCTGCTGGAGGAGCGCGACACGTACAAGGTGTTGCAGCGGTTCTTCATTGAAAACTTCCATCAGATCGTCTATGAGAATTGGCTCGAGATGGCGGTTCTGAGCGGCGAGCTCAAGTTGCCGGCATATGAGACCAACCCAGATCGTTACCGCGCCAGCCGCTGGATCCCGCGCAGCTGGGAATGGGTGGATCCCCAGAAAGAAGTCAACGCCTATAAGGACGCGGTGCGCTGCGGCTTCAAGACATTGGGCCAGGTGATCAGCGAGCAGGGCGGCGATCTGGATGATGTGCTGGTGGCGCGTCAGGCTGAACTGGCGATGTTGGATGAGATGGACATCGTGCTCGATACTGATCCAAGTGAAGTGAATGCTGGCGGCGGCTCACAGCCTGCTGTCACGATGGGCGGCCAGCCGGCATTTGAGGATACGGATCCTCCAATGGAAGAAGAAGAGTACGAGGAGGAATCAGTCCTAGAAGATCCCACTGAGGGACCTGAAGACTGATGGCGAA